TCGAGCGCAAGACGAAGGGGAAGGCAGCGCCGAAGGCAGACGCACGCGCCGCGCTCGCGGCGGTCGCAGGCACGCTCGGAGTCGAGGCACAGGGCAGCTAGACGCAGGGCACGCGCCGCGCTCACAGTCAAGGGACTGTGGGCGCGGCGCTTTACTTTGATGCCGACCGACGCCGTTTCCCCTGCTTGCACCAAATCGACATGTGACAATTCGCACAAGCCCCCGGCCACCCGTATCCTCGCGCGTAGATAAGGAGGTGTGTGCACACCTATGGAACCCTTGAGCGATGCACAACGCAAGGAACTAGATGAACTGAAGGAAGTGCTTCGTCAGGAGATGACGGACGGCGAAGCATCGAAGACGGTCAAGTCAGCCAAGAAGGACTTGGAGGACTTGAAGCCGAACTTCCTCGCGGCGTTGCAGCATGCAGTGGATCACGGTACTACTGCACAGCGCATTACGGTTGCAACGTGGGGCTACAACAAGCTGCTTGAGGAAAGCAAGGCCGACAGTGATCCGATCCGCAGGCTGATCGAGAACATGCCTGCGCCGAAGGAGGATCAGAATGCGGAAACGGCAGCGGACGAAAGCACAGCATCGTCAGGCGATGGAGCAAAGGCGAGTGAGGTTTCTTGAGAGTCGTATTAGACCACTCGATCGTGGGCCAATCACTGACGACTCTATCGATCCGCAAGGACAGGGAGTTCGCCGGTTGCGCCCTATGCGGCGCGGTCTTCCAGAGCGCGATGGCGATCCACGTAGCCGACGAGGAATGGAACGCGGACAAGATGGTGTTTGAGCATGCCGTTGCAATCGAGACGAGGGAGTGGCGAGACGCACACAACAAGACGCACAGTGAGCGCGAGCATCGACAGTTCGTAGCGAGTGGGAGAACCTTCTCGCCTGAAGCCGCGATCAAGCTTGCACCATTTGGTCTGGTGTCACTCGACGTAGACGATGCAGAGGTTGCACAGGCAATGCTTGAGGCTCCGCGTGCGCCTCGCGATGATGTAGAGACAACGAGAAAGGGATGGGTCTGATGTTCCTAGAGGTGGTGTACGAGACGGGACGCATGTCAGTGATGGAGGTGGACACGCTGGAAGAGGGGCTAGAGGGGTTGCGCGTCCACAACGACAAGGCGAAGAAGGGTGAGCCGGGTGGCCCACTTGGTCAACCCGCAGAACGTGTTGCTGCGGTGTATCAGTACGACGGGCACCCGAACGACTACAACGAAGACCAGACGATGAGTGCAGAGGTTGCGGAGAAGACGGTCAAGGAACTGATCGCCTCCACGAAGAACAAGGATGGCGTCGTGAGCCTTGACAACCTCGCACAGCAGGTTCGCTCGCTGTCGCACCCGATGAACAACGAGAACGAGATCGAGGGGTTCGGTAGTCGGTACAAGGTGAAGGAAGAGAAGGTTGTCGACATGGCGTTCCTTGACGCGAAGGGTGGTGCTAGCTGATGGAGCATCTGCATCACTCAGACGTGTTCGACATCGATGGGACGTGCGAACGGCGCTACGCCACCATCGTCTTCAACCGCATGGCCCAGATGATCACCGACTACACGCTCGGTGCGTCTGGATCGATCACGCCGCCTGCTTCGTGGACTGTGGGCCTTTCCACCACTGTGGTGGGGTCGGGGTCGAACATGATGCGGAACAGCGTGTGGTCTGTGACGATCTCAGGTTCGAACGTCAACGAGATCGGTTCGACTACAGCCGCAGGCTATGCACGGCAGACGATTGCCAAGTCGATCAACACGGGTTCTATCGACTGGGGTACGTCGTCGCTCGACAACACGTTCAGCACGGGTGGTTCGTCCACGACGGCTGATCAGGTCACGTTCGGTGCATTCACGGGGTCGGGGCCGTCGCCTAACGGTGCGAACTCTTGGGCGATCACGGAGGGCACGACGCTCAACGCAGGACTGCTGCACGTTGCTGCTGACACTGCCGCGACTCGTACGTTTGCGGTGGGTGACACGGAGAAGGTTACGGCCACGATCAAGGCCGGATAGTGCCCTACAAGGGTGTAGGGTTCGACATGCCTACGAGTCCGGGGTCGTTCGTCATTGGCGACCTCGGATTCACCCCTCAAGGGTGCGTGTTCATGGGGGGTAATCAGACGACCGAAGATGCGGTCACGTCGCCGTCGAATGCGGGAGCGTTCTTCGGTATGGCATGGCTCGATGCAGTCACGGACGCTATCGATCAGCAGGCGCTTGGATCGATGGCACCTCAAGCGTTCCACTTCTATCCCGCCGCGATCAGCATGTGCGGCGGGAGTAGTGGTGCAACGATCGACTACCGTGCAGTAGTCACATCGTTTGATGATGACTCGATCACGTTGAACGTGACGCATGCGGCGTCAGGCAACAGACCGATCCATTGCCTCATCTGGGGTGACTTCGATGGGGCGCATGGATCGACGGGTGTGTCGTTCGACAACGCGCAAGTCAACTTCGACGTGGGGTATCGCGCTGGCACGGGACTGATGTTCCACTTCTTCCCGACTGGTGGTGTGCGTGATCGTCAGGGGAACGGCGGCAACTGGTTCTCGATGGGTGTGGCGAACTGGCCCATCGACGAAGACCCTCCGACGCATGGGCCGTACTCACAGGCAGGAGCTAGCGCGATCAGGTTGTTCAGCGCGCTCGGCTCTGTGGGCTATACGCAGCAGTTGCTCAACCACTTCGGGCCGGGACACACGTCGCTGTCGTTGCGACCGTGGGTAGCTGGTTCGTACTTGACCGCGTACGATCTGTTGTACCCGTACCCCGGTTGGCCCGGTGGTGATGAGACTCAGGTGCGCATGGAGATGTGGGGATACACGACACGTCATAGTGCTGCATGGTGGACGGGCGAGGGGAGTGTCGAGTTCGTCGGTACGCCCGACAACGGTGATACCGATGTGCACACGGCCAATGCCAACGTGGAGGAAGTAGAGGCGGTGCTGTTCTTCGGTACGACGGGATACGGGACTGAGCAGCAGAGCGGGCCACCGTGCGCGTACATGTTCGGTGTGTTGACGGAGGACTACCAGGGATGCGTTGCGTACGATCTTGGTATCGGTAGCGAGGGCGCAGTCGACGGAACACCACGGTTCTTCCAGTCGACGCAGCACTGCTACGCGGACAACTTGTACGAGGGTGTGCGCACCGCGTCAGGAGAGATCGTAGGGAATGAAGTTCACATGACTGGCGAGCAGGAGAACAGTGCCTCTGTGGGCAGTGCCTCGTTCATGCAGATGCTAGGCGGCGAGGTTGACCAACCCGACATGTGGCTGATGGAAGTGTAACGTGCCTGCGCCTACCAATGACAACTTCGCATCGGCAGAAGCACTGTCGACCACGCTGCCCGGATCACTGCCGGGACTGACGACGTTCGATGCAACACTTGAAGGTAGTGAGCCGATCTACGGTGGTGGTGGGGATCACCAGAGCATATGGTTCACGTTCACACCTACATCGTCGGGTTGGCATCGATTCCAGATTCCAGTATCGTCGCTTGTCTATAACGGTACGCATACCGATTCGTGGGGAGAGATCGGTATTACGTTGTACCTGGGTGGCACAATAGTCGATACTCTTGCTGAGACTACGTTCGCCAACCGTTTCACGTATCCATACATCGGTTGGGATATGGGTTTCACTGACCCTGGTTGGTCGAACGTACACAATCCCACAGTCGCAGCGGATTTGGTCAGTGGTACGACCTACTACATCAAGGTCTATTCGCAACAGAATGGATCATTCAACCGATGCACTGTTGACTTTGATCTTGAGTGGGATGAACAGGCTACCGCTGCCAATCAGGATTTCACTAGTCGTCAAACCATTACTGGTTCAAGTGGTAGTGAGGATGTAGAGTGGGGTGTTCCCACTCTTGCAGAAACGGATGAGCCGCCCGCGTTCTACTGGAACGATGGCTTCTTGGATGGGTACTGTACCGTGTGGTACGAATGGACTGCACCGTCTAGCGGATGGTTTCAGTTTGAACTAGATAGTCCATCTGGTATCTACCCTGAATTAGCCATCTATACGGGTAGTGCGTTGAATGCGCTCACTGTTGTAGGAAAGAATCTTCAGGGAGATCAATCTGATCTTTCTGATCTTTCGCGGATGGTTGGTAAGTGTGTCATTCGTTTCAATGCTACGGCCAGCACTGTTTACAAGATTCAATGTGCAGTGTTCGGTTCTACTGCGGTATCGACCGGAGACGTTGGTGAACTCACATGGGCTACTGCGTCTGCTCCTACTCAGGAAACTACGGGAGCGGCTGCTAGTGGCTCGTTCGTTCTATCGCGCGTAGACAACTTCGGTAACACCGACGACGAGCTACCACCCGATGCAGTCACACGACTCAGTGGTCATGCTGAATGGTGGTATGAGGATGGTGCCGTTGGCCGATCCAAGTGGTGGAAGTACGTAGCAGCCGGAAACGGCACGATGGTCATTGAAGCCAATGGGTACCGTGATGGTTTTGATGATCCCGATACAGGACACGCAGCATACGATGAGTATGCGCTGCTCGTATACAAGGGCGCCAACTTCGGCAGCCTAACTGACGCCACTACCAATGGTGACACTGGTACCCAGGATGCCGTTCTGATTGGCGCGGATCAATCGTATGCTGTTACCCACGATGGGAACTTCACTAGCCTAACAGTTGACTTCACTACGGGTGAAACTCTTTGGGTTTGCATGGTGGGTCTGTACGACAAGGACTACGATGCAGACACCATCGACGAAGCTGTTGCAGAGGATTGTCCGCAGCGTTCTATTGACCTCACGTTCAGTGATGGGTCTGTTCCTACTGATCCCCCAGAGAACGACGTGTACGCTGACACGCCCAACGCATGGCCGTACAATCTGTCGAAGAGTCGATGGGGTAACTACTTCAACGTGCCTGATGCCGTGCAGATTGCAGGCACCACCATCCTCGCGACTGCCGATGTTGGTGAAGACCCTCATGGTGGGTTCGGCCCTGAACGAAGCGTGTGGTACCGCTTCTACGTCGAGAACGCTGGTGACTGGAAGTTCTGGGTCGAGTCGGCTGTTGACTGTGTGCTTTCCGTATATGACCTTGTGGGACTGGGCATCGTGTCCATCGGTGAGGATGATGACAGCGGTACAGGCAACTGGCCTGAGCTTACGTTGACGTTGCCGCAGGGAGAGATTGCAATCGCAGTCGACTCCAAGACTGAAGGCGACTTCGTTCTCAAGATTCAGCGTCAGCCCGATGGCGGTGACACACCGCCTGCGAACGATGAGATTGCAAACGCAGTTGATATCTCATCTATCCCGTTTACGGACACGGGTACTACGGTCGAAGCACAGGTAGAACCATTTGAGTGGGACTCGCCTGAGCTTGGTATTGGGCCGTACGATTCAGTGTGGTACAAGTACGTCGCGCCTGCCAACGCCATGCTCAAGGTATGGTGTGACAACATCTCGCAGCTAGATGACTGGTATGTCTTCGTTGATCTATGGCATGGTGATGATCCCGAGACAATGGTGCCATATCCGAACCCGCCTGCGTACTGGTCACAGGGCGTGTTCTACGCGGATGCCATCGAAGACCCTGGCGAGAATCTTGAGAATGCACTTACTTTCCCAGTCGAGTCAGGCGAGACATACTACATTCGTGTACAGACTGAGAGTGGTGGATCAGAGGACTTCACGATCCACGTTGATGAAGGGCCGATCTACGTTGACATCCAGGTCAGTGGCGACGAAGAGATGCATGGCACGCTGTTGGATGATGCAGAGGTGTACATCGACATCCAGGTCAGCGGCAGTGAGATTCACCACATCGCCAACACGACAGATGCTGATACGGTGTTGGTTGACATCCAACCTAGTGGTGTTGAGTTCACCGCTGACGAGTTTCTTGACTCGGCTACCGTGTATGTCGACATTCAGTTCATGGGTGGTGAATGCTTCTCAGCACACACTGGTCTGATGATGGATGCAGAGGCTGATCCACGTTGGATCGCAGGAGCGGACGTGCGCTGGCAAACGATGGACGTGCGACAGCGTTGGGAAATCGTGGACGTACAGAATGAAGGAGTGCACTGCTGATGCCTATCGGACAGCTAGTTCCAGGCACGAAGGAGAACATTCGCGTCACCGTGCGCGACAACGCGGGAACGGTCACTGATCTGACAGGCTCAGGGCCGACGTTCACGGTGAAGGACAGTGCTGGCGCAGACAAGGTGACGGCGGTTGCTGCATCGGCATCCGGCCTCGTCATCACTGTGCCGCTTGATACAACGTCAGGGGGTGTATGGGACGAGGATGAATATCGCCTGTTCGTCAAGTACACGGTCGGCTCCGAGGTGATCGAGAAGGGGCCGTTCTACTTCGTACTCAGTTACGCATAAGGAGAGAGGCATGGCACGCAAGAACGACACACAACTGTACGAACTGTTGACCACATCGAAGTGCTACATCGATACGGTCGATCCTGTCGACAAGCAGAAGGTCATCCGTGCACGTCAACAGGGTAAAGCTGCACCAGAGCCGGGATCGAAGATTGGTCAGGTTGCACAGGAGCTAGGGCTGCGTGCGTGGGAACAGAAGCCACCACCGCCTCCCCCGCCGCCCCCACCCCCGCCTGACAAGAAGGCGCTGTTCTTCCCGCGCACGTTCAACAAGGAAGGCGGGTCGGACGCACGCTTCTGTGTGAAGATGGATGCGCCGCAGTTCTCGCACGTCGACTCACGTGGTCGCCTCGTTGATAAGGGCGGCGGTGTGTACGACAGCAACGGACTGTGCGATGGTGGACGTGACCCGAACTACATCTCAAAGAGAGAGGATGGTACACCGCTACGCGGCGCGAAGACGATGGACAGCTTCGGCCCATGCGATCTCTATGACGGACTCAAAGAGTGGCCGCCCGACAGCTATAACGGATGATCATCTCCTAGAGACTGTTGATCACATCTGCCGTGTCCTTCGTGCACGGCAGATGTGGTCGGCAGATCACGCGGATGATGTGTTCCAAGAGATATACATCGCCCTGTTCAAAGCACGTGATCGATACGACCCGGAGAAGAACACGTGGCTCAACTACGCATTCATGACCGCAAGGCACACCGTACAAGACTTCTTCCGAGGCAAGCAACTGATAGGCATGGAATGGGGTCGGGACGCAGAGCCTGCGATGATGAATGCGATAGACGAGTACGATGCCGTCACACGAATGGATACACCGCTGCTATGGGAGCTAGAGACATACACGCTGAAGGAGCAGAGAGTCTTGCTGCTTATCATCGCGGGTTACTCGCAGCGAGAGATAGCAAGCTATCTGAGTACAGGCGAAGCGTACGTGTCGAAGATCATCGCACGCTTACGGATTCGGAGTACTCCACTCTCTTCTTCGCTGCATACGGATTCACTGCCGCTGAGACGGGCCGCGTGATCCACTTGGGTGCAGAGACAATCAAGTCGTACAGAAAGTCGATTGCCATGAAGCTTGAGTCGAAGAACATCACACACTCGGTTGTCATCGCCATGAAGCAGGGTTGGCTATGAGTAAGTATCTCGATGGCGTAAACGATGAAATCGGTTGGTCAGACGCAGCATTCACTGGTTCGGGGGCATTCACTATCGCTATGTTGTTGAAGCTCAACAATGCGAACGGTGATTGGGCATCGTGCATCAACATAATCGACAGCTTTGCCGACAATGCAATTGAAGTAACTAGATCGGGAGCATCCAACAAGTCTGCGCTAACAACTGAGAACGAGAGTAACTTTAGTGTACCGACATACGGGTGGACGACAGCCGACGGTTGGTGTCTGATTGCCGTTTCTAAAGCAAGCGGTCTAGTATTTCCATCCTTCACCAAGTATCCTATTGGTGGATCACCTACTCACGGCGACGGTGATGTTCTGATACCGAATCAGAATGCAGCCATCAGTATTGTATTCGGTACATTTCAAGGGACTGACTGGTTTGATGGATGGTTGGCAGCAGTAGCATTGTGGAACTCAGCACTAAGTACTGCACAACGGGAATCTCTAGTCACAACCATGACTAGAGACAACTGGGTCAGCCTGTCTCCACAATGGATGTTTGATGAGCTAGATGACTTTCAGACGGACTATTCATCTGGTGGTGCTACACGAGTTACGTATAGCGGCCCTACGGATGATGCAGATGATCCTGCGGGTTGGGACGATTGGGCAGTAGTACCGCCTGAGAAGCAAACGTATTACGCATCTCGTCGTCGAACTACGAGTAGACGCTAATGGCTATCGCACATGTAGCTACAGGAACGGCACTGTTTGGTGTGAACACATTCTCGCCTGTCGTGGGGAGTGAAGCCGCTACGCACATGATGATCCTGCTTGTCGGCGGTAAGCCATACAATGCTTCAATAACTGTGCCTACATCTGGATGGACAGAGATCGGTTCTGGATTCACAGATGGCACTACTGCTGCTGGCGTCGATACAGGGTCGATGGTTGTACGTGCGTATTACAAGGAAGCTACTAGTGGTGCAGAAACTGATCCCGCCGTTACTGAGGGTGGTACAGCATTCAACGTAGTCGGTGGATTGGTGATGGTATTCTCAAAGGATGGAAGCGAGGTATGGGATACGCCTGTAGCAGTAGGGGGTGGCGATGCCTCTGCTGGTACAGGATTCTCGGTCACAGGAGGATCGAACCCGGGCATCACCGCAGGCGATCATTGTATCTCGTTTGCAGCATTCAGAAGCGATGCTGCTACTCCGTGTTCATCGCATCTAACGCCTACTGCAACTGGTGCTACGTTCACGAATACACACGATCCTGCTACAGACCCTGAGACTACATCGGGCGGCGATATGGGCATGTGTGCTACGCGAAGCACACTTACAGGAACTGCAAGTGCTGCGCCTGTAATGGCTGCAACTCTTGCTGCTTCCCATACGGGATCAGCCATGTTCATTCGGTTGCGTGTTTCGACCCCCGTGCCTAATCCTGCTCCGCGTCGTCAACGTACTGCCCACAGATTCCTCACAATGAGATAGGAGAGGTATGCCACGTGTATACACAGTGTCAGTAGAGAACGTCACTATTACCAACGCTGGTGGTGACGCTGATCTGGTCGAACTCGATGCGGCGACAGATAAGCCCATCGAGTTGTTCGGCATCCAGATCATGTCTACATCCGAAGTGCAGGAAGCACAGGAAGAGTGGATTCGATGTAAGGTCATCCGTGGTCATACGACTACGGGTAACGGTACGTCGGCTACGCCACGTCCTCTTGCTACTCCTGATGCAGCAGCAGGCTTCGTTGCTGAGACGTTCGGCACAACGATTGCATCTGCTGGTACGGGAATCGATCTGGCTTCGTTCGCGTTCAACGTGCGAGCAGGCTATGAAATCTTCCTACCCGAAGGATGCGGCTTCTGGACGAGCGGTGCTGACCTACTCGTCGTTCGCATGATGGCTGCACCCGCAGACGACTTCAGTGCCAACATGACGTTCTGGGTGAAGGAATACCCGTAGGCCGTGCCGCGCTTCCCCATCAGAGCTAGGCGTCGTCCAGGGCGGATCGGTCTATACCGATCTATCTTCGCGATCGGTGGTGCAGTCGCTGGTGATGTTGAAGAGGAAACCACTGATAGTGCAACAATCCTCGTTGACATTCAAGTCACGTCGTCGGACATCCTTGAGGCGAGTGACGCAGCAACCGTACTCGTAGACATCCAGCCGTCGGGTACTGAACTACGTGAGTCAACGGATGCTGACACTGTACTGGTCGATATTCAAGCGATCTCTACCGCAGAGATTGCGGAGTTTGTCGATGCAGCCACGGTGACGGTCGACATTCAGGTTACGTCGGCAGACATCCTAGAAGCTGTTGATGCAGCAACTGTGCCTGTCGACATTCAGGTGTCGGGTGTTGAAGAACGTACTGTCACGGATGCGGCAGAGGTGTACGTAGACATCCAGTCGTCGGGTACTGAGCTACGTGAGGTATTCGATGCTGCCGAGGTGTACGTCGATATTCAGGCTAGTGGCACAGACGTAAGGGAGGTAGAGGATGCAGCTACCGTCTATGTCGACATCCAGACAAGTGCAGTTGACGTTGCCGACACTGTGGATGCAGCCGAGGTATACGTTGATATTCAGTCTAGCGGCACTGATGTTCGGGACGCTACTGATGCTGCAACAGTTGAGATCGACATACAGACATCTGGTACGGAGCTTGCTGAGTACGTAGATGCACAGACTGTACTAGTTGACATCACGCCAAGTGGTACAGATACTCGCGAGAGCGAGGATAGTGCTACAGTGCTGGTTGACATTCAGGCCAGCGGAACCGAGTTCAGGGAGACGCTAGAGAGTGCAGAAGTTTACGTCGACATCACAGTTAGTGGAAGCGACGAACACGTACACGAAGACTCTGCAACAGTTCCAATCGGCATTGCAGTCGATTCATCAGAACTGGCAGAGTTCACAGACAGCAGTACGGTCTTGGTCGACATCGATGTCGCGAGCAGTGACATCCTTGAGGCCACCGATGCAGAAACCATTTACGTTGACATCAGTGCGAGTGGCACCGACATCCTTGAGGCCACCGACGAAGCTACAGTCTTCGTCGACATTCAGGTTGCATCAGCAGATATCCATGAGGCCGATGATTCCGCGACCGTCTACACGGATATCACAGTCGAGTCGACGGATGTCCTTGAAGCGTCGGATGCTGCGGAAGTCTATGTAGACATCCAGGCGAGCGGGACTGATGAGTACATCCCGCCCGGTACGACTGACTACGAGGATGCGGATACCGTCCTCGTTGACATCGACGTACAGTCGAGTGAAGAGCGTGAGTCGACTGACGCTGCCGAGGTGTACCTCGACATCAGCGTGGCCTCGTCGGACATCGCTGAGTTCGTAGACGACAACACCGTCTACCTCGACATTCAGGTCACGCCCTCCGACATTCTTGTCGCGACGGATGACGCCACTGTGCCGATCTTGATCTCGGTGGCCTCGTCAGAGATTGCACAGTTTGTTGATGAGGCCACTGTCCCGGTCACGATCACTCCGTCCGCGACTGACATCCATGACGCAGTGGATGCCAACGAGGTCTACGTTGACATCCAGCCGTCTGGTACGGATGAACACAGCACAGAGGGTGTCGATGCCGCGACGATCCTTGTCGACATTCAGCTTACGTCGAGTGAACTGGCCGAGTTCGTTGACGAGGCTACCGTCCCGATTGACATCTCCGTACAGTCTACTGAGCAGCGTGAGTCCACCGATGCCGAGACTGTCTACGTTGACATTCAGACTTCGGCCACAGAAGAGCGGGTCGTTGAGGATGCTGCGTCCGTATACGTCGACATCAGCACCCAGGCTGACGACGTTGCTACATACACGGATGCGGCCACGGTGCCCGTCGCCATCTCCGTGCAGTCCGTCGACACGGCGCAGTTCGTTGATGCAGCCGAGGTCTACGTTGACGTGCAGGCGTCGGGCACCGAAGAAGTCACCACAGAGGCAGACGACGCTGCCACAGTCTACGTTGATCTGACTGTCATCCCTGTCGAGTTCCTTGAGGCACTTGACGCGGCCACAGTCTATCTCGACATCCAACTGATCAGTGTTGAGTACGCTGAGTACAGCGACGAGGCTACGGTCTACGTCGACATTCAAGTCCAGTCGGAGCGTGTACGAGTCGACTTCATCTTGGATGTTGTAGGATTCAAGTTCCGATGGCGCTGTGAGACTGCACTCTTCCGTTGGGAACACAGTCAGCCTGTCGTACAGTGGCGTGTCCTTGAGATGATCACCCGTTGGGCGGTCATGACCACGAAGAAGCTCACATGGAGGTCGGAAGCATGGAAGTGATCACGAAGGGTAGCGTCGAGCCGCTGATGGTTGCACTCCGCGACCGACTCAACAACATCACCGATCTCGATGATGTCACTGGCAAGTTGTACGACGTGAAGAGGAAGTCCGACGATCTGGCCGTGCAGACGAATCAGGTCTGGGTTGTCGATCCCGACTTCCCCATGTACGCCGTGTGCGTGGTTGATTCCACCCTTTCCAACTATGCCCCTGGCGACGAGTACAAGTTGTACGTCAAGTGGACAGAAGGAGGCTCACAAGTGGTGAAGGGGCCACTCTACTTCCGTGTCGAAGGTGACTGAGCTAGAGGACATCACTGAGGCTGATCGTGTGGTTGGCTTCAAGATGCAGTGGCTGATCCATGCAGGCTACTCCCCCGACAACGCCGAGATGCTTGCGAAGACAGAAGGTGTAGACTGGCACCTCGCAGTCGATATCTATCCGCTCGCCAAGGCAAAGGGAGTAGATGAGCAAGTGATCGTGGACATGTTCACATGAGCCTCGTTGACCTAGAGCGCAAGGCGTACATCTTTGAGCAGCTTGACTACAAGCCGCACGATGGACGCCAGCAGGCCATCCACGATTCTGACGCACGGTTCAAGGCACTCGCCTGTGGGCGTCGTTACGGAAAGACCACGTTCGGTGCGCGTGAGCTAACCGCCGCCATGTGCGATCCATACGATCCCGGTAGGTACTGGATCGTTGGCCCGAAGTACACGCTTGCAGAGAAGGAGTTCCGCATCGTGTATTTCGACATCATGCGCACTCTTGGCTTCGGCAACCACAAGGGTGTCAAGAAGTCGTACAACTTGACGCAGGGCAACATGTCTATCGAGATGCCGTGGGGTTCCGTGCTTGAGGTGAAGTCGGCGCAGCATCAGGACACATTGCTTGGTGACAAGTTGAAGGGCGTCATCATGGCAGAGGCAGCGCGACACACGTCTGACACGTGGGAGCAGTACGTACGTCCGGCCCTCTCGGATGAGAAGGGATGGGCGATCTTCACGTCTACCCCTCGCGGATACAACTGGTTCCAGGGACTGTGGATGCTTGGACAGGATCGTGCCACACATCCGTGGTATGAGTCATGGCGTCTACCCTCATGGGAGAACAGGCACATCTTCCCCGGCGGCTTCGACGATCCTGAGATTCAGGAGATGAAGGAACGTAACTCGCCGCAGTACTTCGCGCAGGAGATTGCAGCGGAGTTCACTGCGTTCACTGGGAAGATTTACGACGAGTTCGATCCATCCATCCACGTCTACGATCACAGGGACATTCCGTACAATCCTGCGTTCACAAACGTGTGGGCACTTGACTACGGATGGAGCAACGAGTTCGTCTGTCTCGATGTGATGATCGATGCAGAGGACAACATGTACGTGTGGCGTGAGTATATGAAGAGCGAGGTCGCCACCATGCAGCATGCGGACATCCTCATGGCGCGTGATCATCCCACTTCGTACCATGTGGATTGGGGTGCAGGCGATCCCCGTGGCCCTGATCAGGCATCGACCATCTCGCAGAAGACGCACGTCCAGATTTACAGCAACGATGTCGCATCCAACTCGCATGAGTCGTGGGTACTCGGTGTCGAACAGGTCAAGCAGATGCTGAAGGTACAGCCCACAGGCTTGCCTAAGCTCCGTATCAGCAACGCCTGTCCTAACCTCATTCGACAGATGGATCAGTTGCATGCCCTTGAATCGAAGGAAGACAAGAACGCTGTTGAGGGTCAGCACAAGTACGACGATCACGGCCCTGACGCATTGCGCTACCTCGTTGGTCAGTACTTCCTCAACGGCGCTGGTTCGTCCCTGGGAGATATCTACCGTCCCGGTCAACGAACCGAAGCCGCCACCTTCTTCCAGACGGAAGGGCACATGAGTCGGTATGGCCGTTATTAGCGACGAGCAGATCGTTCAGTATGTGTTGGAGCATCCCAACACAGTAGGGATGATCGTCCCGCAGGAACCGAAGCGAGGGTTCCTGTCACGCATGCTTGGCGCGAATCAAGCTGTTCCTGTACTCGATCCCCGTCGACCGGCGGGAAACACGTCGTACACGTCTGGTGGAACAATCGATGCTCCGAAGGGTGACGGTGAGGCAGGCTCATCCCGTGGTGGTCTGAGTCGCGATGTCGTTCCCGCGCTAGCCACTCGATCACAGGCGTTCCTCGTCTATGACGAGATGGTCAACGGTGACGCGGCAGTCGATGTATCTCTACGTGCGGCGAAGACACCCGTCATGGGTGCATCCTATTTCGTAGAGGCTTTCGATCAGTCGCCCGAAGCTGCCGACATCGCGGAGTTCGTGGCGTTCAATCTGTTGCACGGATCGAACAGCCCGTTCCTCAACGTGCTTGAGGACATCCTCCGCATGTATGAGTACGGATTCTCCGTGCTTGAGAAGGTGTACGAGGAACGAGAGTGGGCACCGAAGCGCACTGGCGCGAATCGCAAGAAGTACACGATGCTGCGCAAGTTGAGCGCACGGCCCACTGCCACGATCAAGGAGATCAAGTACGACAACAACGGTGGGCCAGTAGAGATTCTACAGTCTGCTGTGCAGGCCGATGGTAAGGCCGTCGACAAGACGATCCCCATCGAGCAGGCCATCATCTTCACCCATAATCGCAAGGGCGGCAACCTTGAGGGCAAGTCGCTACTTCGTACTGCGTATCGTCCTTGGTACTTCAAGAACAATCTGTACAACATCGACGGTATCCAGAAGGAACGGCACGGCATGGGGTTCCCCGTGATCGAGCTTCCTGCTGGTTACAAGGAAGCGGATAAGACTGCTGCACTTGAACTGGTGCGCAACATCCGCACGAACGAACATGGTGGCGCAGTCCTTCCGCCTGGATGGGTACTGCGCTTCCTAGAGCTTCCCGGCCAGCCGGTCGACGTGATGAGATCGATCGAACACCACAACGGGACGATCATGCTCAACACGATGACGCAGTTCCTGTTGCTTGGTCTGGAAGGTTCCGGCGGTGGTAGGGCCACGTCTGGTTCACACCAAGACATGTTCAACAAGTCGCTGCGATATGTAGCGAACCAGATATGCGACAGCGTGAACTTGTACTGTGTGCCCTACCTCGTCGGCTACAACTTCAAGACGGACAAGTTCCCGAAGCTACGCGCACGCAACCTTGGTGAGACGAAGGACTTGCAGCAGTGGGCTTCGGCCATGAGCAACTTGAAGAAGAACGGACTGATCACCTACACGCCTGAGACTGAAGAGTGGGTGCGCGAGATCGCTGACGCTCCGCTCACACCGGGCGATCCAGATGCGGATGCTGCACGCGGTGCAAGTTCCGATCCCGGTCGGCTCAATGCACGTGATGATGCCGCGACCGATAACGCGGAGGGCTAATGAAGAGTTACCCACAGATCGTTTCAACTATCACGTCTACGCCGTGGATGATGATGCCCAACGCGTTGCAGATGATGCTTGAGATCGTCGAGGCTCATCTCAATGGGACGGTACACATCGATAACGACGTGCGTGATACACGCGTGAAGCTCCCTGCACGTCAGGGTGCTATCGGCGTGTTGCAGTTGCATGGGCCTATCTTCCCGAAGGCCAACATGATGACGCAGATGAGCGGGGCCACTTCGCTTGAAGAGTGGTCTGGTCAGTTCCAGCAGATGATCGCAGATGATTCTATCTCTGCCATCTTGCTCGACATCGATTCGCCCGGTGGATCGTCCATGATGATCCCTGAGACTGCACAGATGATTCGTGAGGCTCGGGAGGTCAAGCCGATCTACGCTGTGGCGAACACGATGGCGGGGAGTGCAGCTTACGGCTTGGCCGCACAAGCCACACAGTTGTTCGCCTCGCCATCTTCTGTGGTTGGTTCCATCGGTACGTACATGGTGCATACCGATACGTCGGAACTGGCAGAGAAGATGGGCGTCAAGCAGACGGTCATCAAGGCAGGACGCTTCAAGGCTGTCGACATGGAAACACTCGATGCCGATGCCAAGCAGTACATGCAGGAACTTGTCGGTGACATCAACGATGTCTTCATCAACGAGATTGCACTGGGTCGCAACCTATCGTCGGATGCGATCAAGGGAACGGAGGCCCGTATCTATGCACCCCGACAGGCTGTCGAGGTTGGCATTGCTGATGGGGTTGCATCGTTCGATGAAGTTCTCAGTGATCTAGTTGAGCAAGCAGGAGGTGGTCAACAGAGCGGCGTCTCGTTCGCGTCATCCAACGGTGGCACAGGGTGGTATCAGTTCACCCCTCGGCCTCATGCATCCTACGATGCAGACAAGGAACACTCGGAACCCGGCACTGGGTTGGGCGGCGAGCCTACTCCACGTGAGCCGCCTGAAACTGGTGATCCCGCCATCGTGGGTGGATGGAGGCGCGATTCACCTCCCGCAGCATTCGAACCGGAAACGGAGGAAGCAGTGAATAGAGAGTGGCTGATTCGTCAGGCAACAACTCTCGGTATCGCGTTCGATGAGGACACGACCGATGAGATGCTTGCTGAAGCGGTCGAGTCGCGGATGGCTGAGATTGTGGTGCCTCTCAACGATGCAACACAGCACGCACAGCAGGCACGTGACTTCGAGCGCGACTATCCTGAGCATGCTCGGCAGCTTCGCGAGATGCAGGATAGGGAGCGTGCTGGCGCAGCCAGTGCGTTCGCAAACATGTACGAGAGGTTCGATGGTCAGAACCGTGGCTTCTCGCCTCTCGTCCGTGATCAGATTGTCCAGTCTCATGAGAGGGCCGCTGCACGTACGTTCAGCGTGACCGATCTTCGTGAACTACTCGACACGGTTTCGTCGGGTGAGGCAGTCGTGCAGTACGGTGAGATCGGTTCGACTCGGCAGATCGACTCGGACGGATCGGACGAGGTGACGGGTGACTTCACTGTGGATCGCAAGCGATTCACTGATCTCGTCAAGCAGGCAATGACGGAGGACAACCTGGATCGTGCGGCAGCAGTGGCGCATGTGTCGCAGGCACATCCCGATCTTGCGCGTGCATACGCGCATGGGCACACACGCTAGAAGGGAGGTAAGGACACATGCCGCCTAGCAAGACTCGTAACTACATTCAGGACAAGGGGTACGACGCAGCCGAAGCTCTCACCAAGTTTCGTGCAGTGAAGTTCACCGCTGCTGAGACTGTTGGCCCCGTCACTGCTGACACCGATATCATCGCTGGTGTTGTGCAGCATGATGTAACCGCAGGAGAGATTCTGCGCGGCAAGGGTGCGTCCATCGCTGTCGAAGGCGATACGCTGATGGAGTGCACGGCGAACATCGCCATTGGTGCACTCGTCGTCATCAGCGCCAACGGACGTGCAACGACAGGCACGGCTGGTGATCGAGTGGTTGGTCACTGTGTCGAGGCAAACGCCGACGGAGCCGGTGGGTTCGCGAGGGTTCATCTCTCGCCTGCTGCTGGTATCCACCCGTAGAAAGGTAGGTGAGATAACGACATGTTCTACGATCCCGGTACCTTGTATGTCGACCCATGGCTGACAGACTTCTCGGTCGGCTATGGCTCGCCTACTCTCATCGGGCTTCGCCTGATGCCGCTGGCACCTGTCAACACGCAGTCAGCGAAGTATCGCGTGTTCGACAAGTCCGGTCGCGTTCGCTTCCCGTCTCGTCGTGAGCCGGGTGCCGTTGCGAACGAGGTTCGCGGTAGGCGTTGGAGCGAGGACTCGTTCAAGACGCGCGAGCATTCGCTTCAGGCCGCAGTTGCTGATGAGGAATATCAGCAGCTTGGTTCGCAGGGTGGTCTTGCGAACAGTGCAAACGGTGGTGCAATCCAGTTCAATCCGGGTGAGGATGCTGCAACGCAGACGCTCGACTCGCTTCTGCTTGAGCATGAGATTGCAACCGCTGCACTACTTCGCAACACGGCAACGTATCCCGTGGGCAACACGGTCACGCTGGTTACAGCAGATCAGTGGGACAACTACGCGGGTGCAACGTCGAACCCCATCGACATCGTTCGTGCCGCGGTCAACAAGATCACAGTGCTGACGGGTCAGGCACCGAACCGCATGGCAATGGGTTCACCGGGCCAGGGATGGCTTGAGAACCACCCCGACATGGTGGCGCGCTTCACGAACTTCGCGCTCACCGATGACGGTGCATTCCGTGCGCTCACGGGCTACGACGGTGAGATGATTCTCATCGGTGACGACTACTACAACGACGACGACATTCAGGAGTCCACCACCAACCTTGTGTCGGTGTGGGGCAAGGATGTCTGGCTCGGCTACGTCAACGACTCGTTGGGCCAGAACGATCTGTCCTTCGGGAAGACGTTCGCACAGACGTATCCCGATGGTACTACTCGTCCCGTCGACAGATGGCGCGAAGAGGGCCGCAAGTCCGATCTCGTCCGCACATCGTGGAAGTGGGACTTGAAGGTCACGTTCTCATCCGCAGGCTATCTGATCAAGGATGCCTTCGGTTCATCCGCGTGGTGATAGGAGAGAATCATGGCGCGACCGCGTAACGAGAAGAAGGAAGAGTCCGAGTTCTACGCATGGAGCAACATCTACTACGGTGGCGAGACTGAAGAGCGTACTGCACCGAACGGTAGTACTCGCAAGATCGTGGTGAGTCGCAACATCGTGGAATGCGGACAGCCTGTGTCACAGGCACAGCTTGGCCTGGATGATGATGAATGGGCGCATCTGCTGGAAGGACAGTCGGTGCGTCCATATCCTCTTCCCGCGGGTACCGACGAGCATACGTCGGCACATCGTGCAGTCATGCGCATGATCGTGGACGAGGAAGGCGAGATCGATCCCAACAAGCTGATGGCGTTGACGGGTGCACAGCATGGTGCAATCGTCACGCTGCCCCCTGCAATGCACGGGCCTGCGTCGGAAGACGCACCTGTGTTGGGTGAGGATAAGCCCGAGGGGGCGTAGCGATGCCGTTTGTCAGCGATGCAGATGTGCAAGTTCATCTGCCGTATGACAAGCTGAAGATAGAGACTATCCCTGACGATCTGATCCAGTGCAAGCTTGACTCGGAGAGGATCGTCAGGGGTTATCTCGCTGGCGTTGTCGATTCGGCAGTACTTGCGTCTTGGGCTACACCCGAGACGACACCTGAAGTCATTCGTGCTATCACGGGACGCTTCTGTGCTGCTCTGATCTATCGCACACGTTACAGCGAGAATCGTCTTGGTGATCCCGAGTTTGCACAGAACAAGTACCAAGAGGCGATGGACTTGCTGATGAAGGTGATCAACGGAACGCTACCCATTCCTGATGTCGAGATCGGCACGAACTTCGACAACACGTGGTTCTGGCCGAACGACACAACAGACGATCCTAAGTTCACGATGGCTGACCAATACTGATCTCGATGGGCGCACACATCACATGGGTGTGGGAACCTGACCCTGGCGTATATGCGAGCGCCATGTATCGGACAGCGGATGCGTTGCGCAACCCTGCTGCACCATTGCTGTTCGCTGCGAAGCAGATGCAGGAAGAGATCAAGGCATCTTTCCTCTCGCAGACTTCACCCGATGGTAGGCAATGGGTGGACTGGTCGGACAAGTACAGGCCCATTGCGGAGGCGTATCCCAACGTCGGCATCCTACGTCGAGATGAACATCTGTACGAAGCAGCTATTGACGAGGATGCATTCGTCATCACGGGTGACACTCTGTTCTATGACACAAAGGGATGGCCGTGGTCGACGGGTAAGAATCGCATCCAGTACGGGTGGGTGCATCAGGATGGATCGGATGCAGCTAACATCGAACAGCGACAGTTCGTAGGAGTTAGTGTTGAAGGCAATCGCATCATCCTGAACGCATTCGGTGAGTGGTTCGATAACGTGTTGGCGCTGTATCTCACCCCGTCTGGTGGTCTAGGCATTCGTGGTCGTAGCTCACTGGGTACGTTCGTTCCGATGGAAGCGATGACGTTCCGTCCAGGGCGTCGTAGGCTCCGGTAATGGCACAGGATTTCCATGACATCCTTCAACCATTCGACTACATCATTCAGATGCTCAAGGACGCACAGCCTGCCCTCGGCCTTGAGTATGTTGCAGAGAATGATGAGGACTTGCTCCCGGTCTATCCTGCCGCTCTCGTACAAGCAGATCGAACCGACCGGCAGATTCACAGCACGAACATGTTTCGTGTGGAGTTTCACCTGGACATATGGGTGTTCCACGCCGAACTATCCGTCGATACGGCGACACGATCTCGCAAGGACATTCAACTCGCAACCGATATCCGTAAGTTGCTTCATTCGGATAGGACGCTAGGAGGCCACATCATCCACGGATTCGTAGACGGTGAGTTTCCTGGCCTCTCGGCGCGAGTGACCGACATGGGTCAGACAGGGATTGTGACGACACGATTGACGTGGAGTGGATCGAATCGTGTCTTGTTCGATCAATCATAAGAAAGGCGGGAGATGGCTTACACACTTGAAGTGAATCACCCGGACTTGCCGAAGGGTACCGAGATGGACTGCGACGGCATTCTGGTTGAGAACGGTTCGTCTCGTAAGCTCACAGCAGAAGATGAGCTTGCGTTTCTCGGACGTGTTGGCCGTAGCGTGAAGGACATCTACGGGCACGGTACGTTTGCGAAGCTCAGTGGTACAACTGAGCTTGACACAAAGGCAGAGAAGACACAGGCTGCCGCTCTAGTGAAGGATGGAGGTGACAAGTAGATGCCTGCGGGACTCGGCGGTGGAGGTAAGGTCGGTATCGCATTCGAGACGGTCATGGGTACGTACGTGGCCCCGTCTGTGTTCGTGCCTGTGCTGAGTGAATCACTCATGTACACGGAAGAGAAGTACAAGAGTGAGCAGATTCGTCAGCAGACGATTCACTCTGATGTCAAGCCTGCCCCGTACCACGTGGAAGGCTCAGTCGAGATGGAGGTTGACGTTCAGAACCTTCCATACTGGCTGTATGCATCGAGGCACAACATCACGAAGACGGGCGCAGTGGCACCGTTCACGTACAAGTTCACACCGGGCAATCAGGGTTCCGCATCGACTGCGGCCTCTGGTGCTGTCGCAAGATCGGCTTCTATCACTGTCGTACGTAACAACGTGGTCTTCGGCTACGTCGGATGCGTCGTGGGTTCGTTTGAGTTCACGATCAGCGACGAGGGCATCCTGATGGTCACGATGGAAGTCCTTGGTATGGGTGAGGCTGAAGAGTCTGCACCCTCCCCGACGTGGCTTGCACCTCAGTTGTACGGTGCGGATGCATCGAACGTGTATCTCGCTGCATCGGCTACCACACCGACGTTCACTACGAACGACGTGAACTTCGATGGCTTCACATTCCGTGCGAACTACAATGCGGAAGCACAGAACCGCATCCGCTCGGATCGTCAGGCCAGCTACATCTCGTTCGGTATCACCGAGGCTGAAGTGGAGTCGGAGCTTGACTTCATTGATCGTACGGACTACGACAACATGGTCAACAACGCATTCCGCGCGATCAAGCTAGAGGCCACGAACGATGGTGGACTCTTCTCGGCTGCAACACACGGCGTCAAGCTTCAGGGCAACCGCGTCTCGTTCGATACGTACGAGGTGAACCTTGAAGGGATGGGCGACCTGATCATGGCTGGATTCACTGGCAGCATGGTTGGCATTGCCGGTGGCGATGCCTATCAGATCGAGGTCAAGACCGCAGTCGACATCACCTAGCACTACAAAGGAGAGAGTAATGCCACGCGCTACCGTTTCGCACGACACAGTTCGGCACAATCTGAAGACACTGCCCGATGGGTGGGTCGATCTACGCACCCTGACGTTCCATGAGATGAACACGCGGCAGGACATCGCCACGCGGATGTATCAGGAACAGACGACAGGGAAGAAGCAGAGCAAGCGCGACGAGGAAACCATTCGCGGTTACTTTGAGATCATGAACGTCGCAGTCACGGAGTACGAGTTCCGTAACTGCATCGTGGAACACAATCTCGAAGACGAGAACGGTGCACTGATCGACTTCACTCGTCCGATGCAGGCATGGCGTCTCGACCCGAAGATCGGGCAGGAGATCGATCGCATCATCGATGACATGAATATGATCGATGATGAGGATGATCTTGGCCCTTTGGAGAGTGTGCTTTCGCTGTCCTCATCAACCGAGGCGAACTCGCAGTCGTCACCTACGGAGAGCGAGTAGTAAGCGAAGCTGTCAGATGGTTGCGTGTCGGAGCCATCTGCAAGCAACTGCATGTACTTCCCCGGTCAGGTGGTGTACTCGACCAACCTGACCGGGAAGTGCAGCAGCTTGAGGTGATCCTGCAATCGTTCAATCGATATGAGGACTACCTCGATAAGAAGAGCAAGACGAGGGACAGGAACCGTAAGCGTCATCAGCCTGATAGACAGGCTGATCTGCAAGAAAGATTGAGAGGGCACTAACATGGCAATGCGCGTAGGCGAGATGATGGTGATCATCAGGGCGCAGGACTTCGCCTCGCGTACGCTTCGCCGTGTCGGTAATGAGTTCGCTCACATGTCGCGTGAGCAGATGATCGCAGCGCGACAGGCACAGCTATCAGCAGAGAAGCTTCGTGCCGCTACTGAACTCAGAGCCGCTGAGAAGAATCTCGGCAGACTTCGTGCGATCAAGCAGGAGCAGATTGCCGCCGATCACAGTGCACGTGCCTTCCAACGACTAGAGCAGGTAGCGGCTCAGGCGGGTAGAGCAAGACAGAAGCTCGCAAAGGATGTTACTGCGCATCGAATGAACGCAGCCACTGATGCTGCTGACGCGCATAGCAAGGCACTCAAGAATCTAAGCGACATCAGTAGGCGGATGGATGTCGTCCACGGAAAGGGGGCAGCAGCCAAGGCAATAGAAGATATGAACAACGGCATCCGTAGGCAGGGGCCGTTGATGAAGCAGTTGCGCTCTGCTGTGCAGGGGGTTGACAGAGCGTACGAACACATGATGAAGACACGTGCGAAGGCCGTACGTGCAATGAGACGTGCCCCGCTCACGGAGGCACAGATACAACGTGCGCCGCCCATTGAACAGGCTGTACGTGCTGCACGCGCACGTCCTGATGTATCCGTAGCGCGAGGTGTACTGGATAAGGCCAACGCGCAGTGGGCCAAGCTTGGCGACATGATCCAGAAGATGCCCAGTCGGTACATTCGACTGTCGCAGGCTATCAACGGTACATCCAACGCACAGGCGGTAATGAACGAACACATGTCGTCCGCGCATCAGCGGTTGGCACGTGCACATGCTGCGCTGGACGAGAACACGCGCCAGCAGCTTGCGTTCAACGAGGCACTGCGCCGCATGCCGCTCAACAGAATGCAGGATTTGGGCCATGCCTTCGGTGGCGTAGGTCGCACGATGCAGTTGTTCGGCGCTGTATCCACTGTGGCGCTTGGCGCGGCAGCTAACTCCGCAGCCAACTTCAACACACAAGTTTCTCTTGCCGCTACTCAGGCGCGTGACCTGAAGGCACCTATCTCTCAGGTGGGAACGCGCATCGATCAGTTGACCCACGGGTTTACACAGGCAAGTCATCCTGTCGAGGGCATTCTCGACCTGATGGAGAAGTTCCCTGCCGCACAGGGAGAGATGGCCGACTCTGCATACGACATCTTCTCATCGATGGACTTGATGACGAACGGTGTTACCGATATGCGCAAGGGACTTGAGCTACTTGCTACGGCCAACAAGATCGCAGTTGCGGGTGGTGAAGACCTAGACATAGCAACGAACGCAATGATCACCACCTTCAACAACTTCGGTGATTCCGCCGAAGAGCAGGCAGAGAATCTCGACACGATGTTCGACATCATCCGCTTCGGTCGTATGCGACTGGGCGACTTCAACACGATGATGAACAAGGTGGCCCCGGCAGCGGCGGGTGCGAATCTATCACTGCGTGATGTCGGTGGCGCGATGGCCTTCCTCACGGAAGTGATGCCATCACAGCGCATGGTCGCGACGGGAATCTCTCGACTGATCGAAGCACTCAACCATCCCGATATCGTCAAGGGCTTGAAGATGCTCGGTGTCGAGACACGTAAGGCCGAAGGCGGTCTACGTCCACTGGACGAGATCATGAAAGACCTTGCTGAGACATTCCCACAGCTAGCAAGCGGACAGCTATCTGCTGCTGAGTTCTTCAAGGTTGTCAGTTCACTTGCACGTGGTGGTGGTCAAGGCGTCATGTTTACAGCAGAGGGACGTAAGGCGCTGACGCAGATGATCACGCACATGGATCAGTACCTTGCGCGTCAGAAGCAGATCGATGACAACAAGGGTGAATTCGGTAAGGCGTATCAGGCACAGTTGAAGGCACTTGGTATCCAATGGGATATCTTCATGAATCGCATTCGTGCGATTGTGGTTGCCATCGGTACCGATGCCATACCCGTATTTCAGGAGCTTGGTCAAGCACTGAAGAAGATGCTCGACTGGTGGCAGGCACTAGACCCATCCACACGTAAGTCCATTGTTCGCTTCGCTGTGTATGCCTCCGTAGCCACACTACTCGCGGGTGCATTGCTTGCAGTCATTGGTGCTGGTCTGGGTCTTGCCGCAATGATCGGTCGATGGGGGGTTGCTCTCAAGGGCATCGAGGGTGTTGGTGGTAAGGCGTTGAAGATTCTCAGCAAGCTCAGGATCGCGGCTGCCTTCCTCGGCACAATCGGTACGATCTCTCTCA